TGAATACGAGTATCTTTACGGTTTTCAATTTCTTGTTCTTTTGCTTTTGTAGCTTCCATATCCATTTGCTTTAACTGCATGTCAAACTGGAACTGAGCTTGCATTTTTTGTTGCTCTAATTGAGCAGCTGTTTGCATGCGTTGTATTTCCATTTGGGACCTTGCTTGTTCGTATTGAACTTTAGATCCAGATATAGCTTCTTGTTTTTGTACTTCAGACATTGCTATTTTCTCAGACGCGTCAGCTTGTGACTCAGCTTGAGCTCTAATGTTAGCTTGTTGGTTTTTTTGATCTAGCTTATCTTTAGCCTTACGCTTTATCTTAAGCATTTGATTAGCTAATTTAAGATTTTTAATTTGTCTTAAATCTATAGCATCTTCTAAATCAATACCACCACTTTGTAAAGCTACTTGAATGTTTTGCTCTAATTGTTGTTGCTCTTCTTCGTCTGGCTCTAATTCTAAAAATATACCAAAGTCATGTAAGTTTAAATTTACAATCTCTTTTAAAGTTTTTACATTATAAGTAGATACAGAATTAACTAAAGCGTTTTCAGTTAATGGAAATTCTAAAGCGTCAGCAATTTTAAGTGCAATATTTTCTGCTATTCTAAGAGTTAAAAACAAACTAGCTTGCTTGATATGTCTAGTTGCTACATTGGAAGCGTTAGCAGCCATCTTTTGTAGTCCTACTAGTGTTTGTTTGTCTGGTGTACTTCCGTCACGAGCTTCATTAAGCCCGGTTACATCTCTTATCATTTGTAGATAATATTGATAAGTTTGTATAAGAGCTTGTATTTTGCCTTGACCACTAGAACTATTAAGTTCTTGTATTGGAACTTTACCAGCGTTCATTTCACCGTCTTGAGTAAGTGATCTACCAACTATAGAACCAGTTTGAAAATACATATTTAATGCTTCTGCTGGATTATAATTTGTACCATTACCTAAATCAACTTCAGCTAAACCATCCATGTCTAAGTAAACACCATCTGGCACCATTCTAGACATTACTTGTTGTAGCTTTAAATGAGTCAATTGAATCATGTCGGCAAAACCTATGCATTTACTTACAAGAGATTCTATTCTACCTTTATACATTCTTGGCGCACAAATAGCATAATTCATTTCTACCTTAGTTGTATCAGCTAAAGGTCTTGACATGTTTTCTGCTAGTTTCCATTGTAAGATTGTGTCAGTACCTAGAACCTTAGCACCATTATATAATACTTCTATTGATCTTGATACTCTTTCAAAACTTTCGTTTTCTGGTGGATTAAATGTGTCTGGCTTTTCTAAAGCTTTCATTAATCCTTGGTCAGTATATTTTATTTTAAATACTTGATTATGATAAGTCTTGTAATCAAAATACATAACTTGAACAGTGTTATTATCATAATTCCCATAACCAGTCGTATATGAACTATTACCTGGCATTTTTTGTATTCTTTCTAATTCTTCATCAGTAGTATCAGGAAATTCTTTTTTAAGTTCTGCTATAGTTATTGACTTAACTTCACCAACATAGTATATATCTTCAAAATTTGGATCTTCTGTATAAGAATAAACCATGTAAGCTGGATCAACGTATTTAACTGTAACGCCTTCGGCTGTATTAAAATCAGTTTTAGCAGCAGATATACCACAAACAGTTAAGTCCATGTTAAGTCTTCTTCTTATTAAATCATATTTGTTTTGAGCAAGCACTGATGATATAGCTTCTTCTTCTGCTATTTCAATTGATTGCTTGTAACTTAATTGCATGTGAAGCTCTAATTCGTCTTCTGATTCTGGCAAAGTGCTAGGATCAGGACTTTGGTACAGATCAATACCTAAAGTTTGTTTTAACTCTTTTAAGTAATCACTACCCATCATGTCTTCATATATCTTAGAAGCGTAATCAGTTCTTTTCTTTACAGAACTAGGATCTTGAGCATAAGCTTTTATATCATAGCTTTTTGATGATATACCATTTACAACTATATCTACAAACTTAGATAAAATAGGAACTGGTTGCCAGTCTAAATTAAGATAAGACAAATCACCATTAATAGATAATTCATCTTTGTATTTTTGTGGAGATTGTTCTCCACGAGCATATAATCTTAGCTCATGAAAACTATTCCAATTAGTTAAATATCTATTACCGTTAGTTCTATTTTGACCAAACCACTCGTATTCAATTGCCATAGCAACTTGACTTCCATATTCTAAGCTTGCTTTTTCTGCATCGCTAACCACTTGACTAGGAAAGGCGCTATTGGTGTTAGTATATATATTCATTTAACTTATTATTTTTGATGTGGTTCCTTTATTGTTGTATCTTTTAATTCCTAAATCTACAGGTTCTAATTTAATTTTATTGCTTGGAGCATATCTATGCTTGTTGCAAGCCATTAAAGCTAGCCCTGAGCTAATAGAAGCATCGTGAGAAGTTCTATTGTTAATATTAAATCTAGCCCAATCTTCTAAGGTTCTTTGAAAATATACATCTCCGTAACCTGTTTCTTTTAATCCTACAAAATGTTCTATATAAGACTCTATAGCCGCAGCGTGTGATTGTTTAATGTCTTCACTTGAATTAGGTATTCCACCTATTTCTTTTTCTGTTACAGATAATTTATTATATTTTTTATCAGGTCTATTCATAGAATATGATCTATAACCTCTACGCCTAAAGTAGTATAATAATCTAGGTTTATTGTTCTCTGCTAATATTGGCATGCCATAAAATACACAAGCCATTAATACATCTTCAAAAAATATCTCAGCAGTTTGTGGACGAGCGATATATTCTAAAAAGAAATGATTTGGAGGCACGTCTTCCATGCTGAATTTAGTTAGACCATGTAAAGATCCATTAGAACCTTTGCCGTCTACTGTTCCTGATATATCATATGGATCACATCCAAAAGCTCCACAGTGTTCATTGCCTGGATATTTCTTATGATTTCTTGTTATTGTTCTGTTTTGTAACTGAACCGGTGGAACCCATGACACTAAAAATCTACCGTTTTTATTTGGTACAAATATAACTTTAGTATCTTGTTCTCCGTTTTCCCATTGAAAACTGCCTTGTGTTATTGGTAATGTGTTTTTTAAGTCTTCATTAAAATCTACCTGTTGGTATATTTTAGTTAAATTAAATAAAGACTCTTTAGACTCGTCTCTAAAAGCGTGCTTAGTGGTACGTGGAAACTGTCTATAAAATTCATTTAATCCATCTTGGTCATCTTTAAGACCTTCTACCTCATTATCCCAGTATTCAATAACCCCGATTTTGATTGGCGTTCCATGAGGTCCATACACTTGTTTTGATGGAGTTTCGAAGACAGGATAACCATAAGAATCAATGTATCCTTCGTAGTTCCATTCCATAGGAATGAACAAAGAATAGAGTCCTGAACGAGTTTGTCCATTGGCATTTCTTTTAATAACATTTGAGTCATCATATAATTTTTTAAAATTTCTACCACCTTTATCTAAAGCGTTTGATGTTGATCCCATCATGCATTTACCAATAATTCTTGATCCTAATCTAAGCGTTGTTTTAGTAACACGCCAATTATTAAGAATATTATTTGGTCTTTCCCATTTGCCTGATTCATCATGAACTAGTAGTTTTAATTTTTCACCATCATATGCATTGTCTCCAGTGTTCTTCCAATCAATAGTAGTATCAAGACCAGCAAGATCTTCTGGCTTTTCAGTTGAAGTAATACTTCTTCTAGTAAACTTACTAGCTGGTACTCTATAAGCTAATTCGGTTTTAGGTCGATCCATACCATCTTGTATGGGTTTAAAAAAGAAAGGATAATTAACTGATATTGGCACTACTTTGTCAGTAAACATTTTTTTAGCATCAGCACCAGATTTAGATAAAATTCCAAAACGTGCATCACTAGATATTGTCGCCATGTTAACTGTTTCTCCTGAAGCCATAAATGAAAAACCAGAACGTCTATTCTTTAAATAACACATACCATAACATCTATCATCTGCTCTGCATGCTTCCCAGAATATAAAAAACAATCTATTTGATTCTCTAAAATCTGGTTGACCTACATCAATTTTAGACCATTGTAAATACATGTAATGAGTACCTGTTATATAAGTAGCTATTCCTTTGTTATAAAACCAAAAACCTTCCTCGCGGTGCTTAAATTCTTTATCTATATAGTCGTACCATTTTTCTTTAAAATCTTCTGGATATTCTCTCCAGTCAAATACAGTCTTTATTTTTTTTAATATCTTAGGATATTCAGTTTTAGCCCATTTATCTTTATCAAAAGTATGTGTATTGTTTTCTTTAGGTAAAGCTATTTTAAGATTTTGTATCTCATATATTTCACCTATTTCTCCTGTCTTTGATATAATAATTATATCATGTTCTTCATTGTATCCGTAATCCCATTTTTTATACCTATTCATTCGTTTAAGAATTTTAGGCTTAATGTGATCTTTTAATACTTTGTATAAAGTTTGCTCGTACATTATTTAGATCTTCCTTCAGCAAAACCACGAAACGTAGTTTCTTTTTTAACTTCTTTAGGTTTTTCTTCTAACATACTTTGTTCTTCTATAATACGATTGTGTATTTCAAAAGCATCAAATATGCATAGTTTTTTTGTAGCTGCAGCGTTTTTAAGTCTGTCAGCTGATATATCTTCGCTTGAATCTATAATAGCTTCTTTAGCAACTTTAATTAGTTCCTCTACCGCTATGTGCCCAGCTTGGATTATATTCAACTTCGTTTCCTTCGTGTTCATACTTTATAACAATATCATTAGATTTCATACAATAAAGACGTTGATCGTCTATTACAAACTCCCATTCACCGTACGGTTTAAAACCTACAAGATCTCCAGGACTTATTTTAAGCGCTTCTAATGAGCTATTACCTATTTTTAATATACCAATAAGCTTTTGCTCTTTGTCAAGCGTTAGAGAATTATTATTCTTAAGTGGCATTACAAAACATCTGTCTCCAAATGATATCCACTCTGTGTTTCTTTTATATAAATAAACTTGATCCATTTGACAAAAATATAAATTATCTTTGAAAAAAGATCTACTTTTCTTTCTATTACCTTTCATGTCATAAAATGTTCTAAACACGTTATGATGTATAAGTATTACATCTCCTTTTTTAATAGGAGTTTTATAAGCTTTAGGTATATCAATAACAATAGCCAGGTTATTAACTGATTTATAACTTTCTATTTTAGTATTAAGAACTAAAGATTTTTCACCTATTTTAACTTCGTTATCATACTCATCAC